TTATTAAATTTCTTGGCGATTGGATGAAATGGAGTCTTTACTTTCTTAGTTAATTTCGATCCCATCGCATCCATAGCTGTTATATCACTATCTCTCATGGAAAGATTTCTAAATTTTAAAGAAGTGATTTCTGTATCTTCTACACCAATCTTTTTTCCTAGTTCATTTCTTTTGGTAGTTTGCGTCAAAATCTTTAACCAACCATCGTTGAATGTTTCTTCGAGTCTACGATTATTCGCCATTCACATCACCTGCAATATATTCTTGTAGCGCATAATGTTGAATGAAACCTAATAACTCACTAGCGAAATTTTGTTCAAACTCATCTAAAGCACGATTCCAGTCGTATCTACATCTTTCGATTAGCAATCCGTATTCTAAGCTTTCAGGAGAAAAAGAAAGTGTTGTACTCACTTTACTTTGAAGATAAACAGCATTTTTAGCTATCATCTTTTTAATTGACTCATCTTCTTCGTTCCAGGTAACGTAAATATTATCCTTCACAGCTATTAGCAATTCTTCAGTCACTTGTTCAGGCGTCATCTAACCACCGCCTTAATTGCTTTAACATATGCGTAAGAGCATTTTTTCTTGTTTACAAATGATAAATCTTCATCAAAAGGCGTAGAAGTCACGTATCTCCCTTTGAAAAATAAATCTTCATCGTTTGTTGTTACTCCAGCATTGTGTAAGATTTTTACTTCTTTAACTTTTTCTATTGGATCAGTAGCAAAACAAAAGTCTAATTCCTCGTGAACTTTAGGACCAATATTGAAATACATCATGTTCCAAAGCTGTGCCCACATCTCGGCTGTCCAGATTTGTATATTTGTTTTTTGCCCTCTAAGGTAGCGATATAGCCGATTAGAATCCAGATAAACCTTTTTCCAATAATTCGCTTTAGGACGGTTAATAACCCACTGTGCGCCTCCTGAATTAGTGTTTATAGTTTCCAAAGATTCTACTGTAACATTTACAATGTTTGCCATATCTTTTAGAATATTTTCTCCGTTTTCACAGCTTCTAATATAATCAAGACTTAGATAACTACAGCAGTCGCTACAATACCAAACATCATCTTTAGAAGGCAATTTGCGCAAATTAATTCTTTTATTGAAAATGACATCCGAATCGATATAGAAATATCGGTCGTCCTCACGCGAATGATCTTCTTCTAAATATTTCCACCATAAATATGGTTTAATCGAAGGAATATACTCTTTGTCGTCCCGCAGATCATCGTACACATGAACTTCAACACCATATTCCTTCTCAAAAAAAATAGGAATCTGATCATCGTGTCTGCTGAAAAGCAATACGATATCTTTGATTCCTAGTTTCTTCAGATTAGTTAAACAAACTTCAAGCTCCCATTTAAACCGATTGATTGCCGGCTGACAAAGAATATACTTCATTCTGATCACCTACGCTTGTGTTGTAGTTGTTGTGGTTGTTGGTTTTGTAGTTGTAGTAGTAGTTCCCAAAGCGCTAATATCTAATACAATGAAACTATCGTTACGTTTAGGTTGACCGTTTGCATATTGTTTAGCTAGATAAATGCGTTCGTCTTCAACAAAATGGTATTCATCTGAAGCTTCAATTTTTAGTGTAGATCCTACACCCATGAAGTAATCTGAGGCTACCCCAATAACTGCTTTTCCTTCTGGCACAGCCGTTGACTGCAAATCTGAAACTGGTACTGGCAATACTTGTACGTATTCTCCATTAGCAGTTAGTACAGTCTTAGCTGGGAATACTTTAGACCAGTAATCAGTTGGATTCACAATTAGGACCACATCAGAAGGATTCACATTACGATAAATCGGATCATTCACACCTTCGATATTGAATTTTGATAGTCGCGCCATCAAACCGCCCATAGTTACAGCATCTAAAGCTGTAATAGGTTCTGCTTTTTTTTCAGCATATTCTCCGCTAGTTTGTTTGCTCATGTCACGCATCATTCCGACTGGCATATCTTTACCAGTACCATCAACAATTGCTTGTTCTAATGCAATTCTCAATGATTCTACTAAAACAGTACGGACATAACGATCTAACCATACTGGACCTAAATCAAGCATTGCCTTACATACAGGAATATAACCTGATAGCTTGAACTGCTTCATGTTAATTACATCAAAGCCATTATCTAAAACTTTTTTAACAGCTTCGCAAAGTTTACCCCACCATGCTGGATTGACTCCACGTGACACAATCCATTCTGTTACACCAGTTGTGTTAACAAAAGTAATTTTTTGCAATAGTGGATGAGATTGTTCTAAATCTTCAAATACACGTTCAAATACAGTAGCTGGCACTAATTCTTCGACCCCTGCAAAACCTTCGTTTTTCACTACTTCGTTATAGAATTTTGTTTCTTGTGTAGTTAATACACGCTGACCACGGTTCATTAATACTAATTGATCTTGATTTTTTGCTGTTGCTTCTTCTAAAATTTTATCCTGAATTTCCTTAGATAAGCTTACCATAGCTGCGCTAAAAGATTCTTCGTTACCATCTTTAAAAGCTTTCATCAATTGGTCGCTTGCAGCTGTTACACCTTTTAAATTTTTAACTGTCATTATTTTACATCTCCTTGTCCAAATGTTTTATTTAATGCTGCTGTAAATGCAGCAATTTTTTCTGCTCTTTTTTCTTTAACGTCATTCAAAATTTCTTCAACGCTTTGTTCTTTTTTAGCTTCAGTACCTGAGCTATTTTCTGCATCGATAATTTCATCGACCAATCCATAACTCAAAGCTGTTTCTGCATCCATAAACGATTCTTTTTCAAGAAGTTCTTGCAATGCTTCATCTGTGCCATTGAATCGTGTTTTATATGAAGCCTTTACCGATTTATCAATTGATTCCAGTTGGTCAGCAATCGTACGGAAGTCATCGACATTTCCTTCTCCGTATGTGGAAGCGCGGTGAATCATCAATTGTGCATTGTTGTAGATTTTTATAGTATCGCCAGCCATTGCGATAATTGAAGCAGCACTAGCGGCTAAGCCGTTAATCACAACGTTAACTTTTGCTTTATTTGACTTAAGTAAGTTCCCAATAGCAATCCCTTGAAATACGTCTCCACCGTTTGAATTAATTACTACTTCAATTTCTTCTTGATCACCTAGACTATCCAAAATATTTTTGATTCCCTTGTCAGTATTCCCTTCAAAGAACCAACTAGAACCAATAAATCCCTGAATAAAAATTTGCGGTACTGCGCCTTCATTCTTTACTGCTAGAAATGTTTTCATTGTCGTCATTCGCCTCACCTCCTTTCGATACTTGTTGATTGTTTTTAGTTATAAATATTTCATCTGCCATCGCCTTATCAGAGCGATCATTTCCAACGCGTTCTCTTCCTTCGTTGATTGTAAATACTCCATTTCTAATGCCTACATCAATAGCGTCAACCAAATCTTTGAAGCTAGTAATCTTGATCATAGTTGTATCCACACGTACAAAATTCCCTGACAAGTATTCTTCTACTTCATAGAGACTAGCGTTAAACGCATCCTGAATAAGTTCAGCAATCGGTATGATTTCGAACATTAAAAAAGCGTCCACTTGATCCGATAACCCACTCATGTCTCCCTTTAGTAGGTTTTTCGGAACGTGAAACGCTGCTGCTGTCATCTCAAAGATGTCGTCTATTAAGTTTTTTATATCTCTTGAATTGCTTTGGAAGTTTCCGCTGAAATCTTCTAATGTGTACTCATTTTGTAATTGAAATACCGCACCTGCATTATCAGCTTCCATAAAAGCCTTAAATTGTGATGTCATCATTTTATTGATTTGATCTTGTGTTGTATTGTCTTGCGGTCGGAATAAATTCCCTTTCAGTACGTATCTACGAGCGTTAGAGCGCTTGTAAACATTCATGGCACTAGAAATGAGTTTCCCATACGCTTGATAATACGCATCGACTAGTTGCCTAATTTGTTGATCTGCGTATTTTATATAGATAACATCACTTTCTAGAAATTCTCTATCAAGGACTATGTTGTTAATTTGCACTTGAGAAAACACATCATCTTTCAATGCATATTCTGTGACATCCCAACTATCCGCAATAAATATTTCGCTAGAATTATTAGACGGAGAAACGATCAATACTTCATTGTAGAATATTAATCTCCTGATCAGTTTTTTTCTAAATTCTGTTGCATTATTTTTCTTATTAGGAGCTACATTCAGCCTATAGTAAAGATCATTCTTTTTATTTTTTCCATCTTCATATGACTTGAATTCCGCTTTACTCATCGCATTTGCAATCAAATCAATACAAGTTTCAATCGCAAATTTTCGATACACAAAATCAACTTGCAATTTACAAAAGTATTCTTCTAAAGGAACCGTTGCTTTTTTTGTGAAGTATCCTACCGCCTTTTGAAAAATCCCCACTTTCTCACCTCCTTTCAAGTTAGAATACTAGAGGAGTAAATCCAGTTCCTGTATTTTCTACTGAGCTATTTGTGACTGTTACAGGAGCAGAATCATAAATATCATCTAAAAAATTCAAACCATGAAGGAATGAAAAAAAGCCATCCGTTTTTCTAGTTTCAGGTTCTATTTTTTCATAGCGTATATTTCCATTAGAAATATGCTCTTCATATACATTCATGCAATACCAACGCATAATCGCATCGTCACCAAAAAATAAACGTTGATTAATAAAAAGGTCATCAACCAGATCTTTTAACATACCATGTGTAACAGATCCGCTTCGAACAATTTCCACAGTAAAACCTGCTTCTTCTAAAGCGGGCTTCAATATTTTTGCACGGTACATATCCATAGCGATTTTTTTAATATAATATTTATTACTCATTTCAAGAAACCAACCTACAATATAATCAGCTTCTATATTTTTTCCATGAACGATCTGTGATTTTCCTTGATCTATAGAAATATCTATAACCTCTCGTTTGATGTTTTGTAATCGAAGGGCTGATTCGTGGATAAAAGTATGTTGTGTAAAATAAACATCTTTATCGTATTTTCCTAGCAACCCAACGCTGGCAAAATCTCGTCTATCAGCAAAATCGACTGTTCCTATCACTTCATCCATTTTTTCAGGAAATTCTTTTTCTTTCGTATGCAGAACATCATCATATGAAGCAACAGCAAATCGTGTATCTTCCATAGGTCTGTTCATTCGTTTGGTCATGAACGTAAGTCTTAAACCAGCATTACGTTGCATTTGAGAGTATTCTTGAAACATTTTCCGTTTTAAATCTGCATTGTAATTAATAGTTGGACAAGCTTTTTCCCACATGTCGGGATCATCAACTTCATTATCGTTATCCAAGCGACAAATAAATGGAAACAAACTAGAAAATTCTGCTCCATCCTTGTCAATTCCAAGTTCTCCAGAAAGAATCATTTTTGATTCTTCTATAATGTCATCAAGCGGACCACCACGAACATGACCATTAGTTGTATCATAAAATTCTCTATAATCTCGAATTTTACCACCACCAGAAGTAGCCACATTTATCATTGAATAATCTTCATTTTCGTGAATTTCATCAAAGCGGTTTGCACCTGGTCGCTTCCCATCTTTTGTTCTAGCATTTGCCGTGTTATAACGAAGTTTGCTGTTTGTAGCGATATTTTGAATAACTTCCTTCGTAGCTTTAAATACTTTTTTATCTAAATCAGGATGATCTTTAATTACTTTAAATACATCATCAAAACTAGTCTTTGCTTGGCTTTCATTATTGGCATAGATATCAATATCATAATTTTTAATACCGTGTTTAGCGGTTAGTAGAAAGAAGTTGTTCCAAGAAGCAAAACCAGTTTTACCATTACCACGTCCCATTAATGAAAGATATCTATTGAACACTAGTGTTTTATCTTTTTTCCATCGAACACCATAAATAAAACATTGTAGAAATTTTTCCCACGGAATTAATTCGAATGGAAAGTATTGTGCTGGTATATTGATTGAATCCTCTACCATCTGCTTATCGAAGTAAATATCTTCTCTAGTAAAGACTCTTTCTTCTAGATAATTTTTTAGCAATAATTGCTCTTTGCATACCTTGATAGTGCCTTCTTCTATAGCTTTGAACCAATTTTCAATATGCTTATAACTCAGGAATTGATTCATTTGCTTCACCTACCAATTCAGGAGTAATGGCAAGTTTATCCAACATCAATCCCATTTGTTTGTTGACAGAAACAAGCAACGCTACTGATTCATTCTTTTTACCATTCTCCAGTCTAATGCCGTTCTCGGATATATCTTCTTCCAGTGATATCGCCGTTTCCCATAAACTGATATAACGATCAACATTATCTAAGAATGGCTCAATATTTGTTTTCTGACTTTCCAATTGGCTTATTAAAGAGCGGCGTAATTTTTCTCTGTAGCGATTTTGAGACAATTCGTTTTTAAACATTTTAGCCCTCCTTTCATGATAAAGTTCGAAAAAATCTCTTTTCCTGACAGCCCCCTCCGTTTCATCACCCCCAAAAAATTTGCGATTTATTTTAAGGGGGGGTTATCTCACCATCGGAATGAAAGCTTCAGCGAAGTCAATGTAATAATTAATCTCTTCAATACTATATCCAAAAACATTTTTTATTCTTTCGACGTTATTATCTTTATTCAACGCTTCTCTTACTTGATTCACTTTGTATTTACTACAACAGTTATCTGATAACAGATCCCTAATACCTACATAGCGAACGTATATCAAACGTTTAATTAATCCCTGAGTATAAGATGAATACTCTTCAATCTTTTCTGTATCATACTCTCTGCCATTNTCATTGATGATCATGCACTTACCACCTTTCACTTGCATCGAAGTTAGCNAAGCTTTCTATCTTCTTCTCTTGTTTATCTAANGCTGTAAGATATCTGCCATGAACTTCATTATGATGTTCAACACATAAACAAATAAGATTATCTAAATCTAAAGCTAAGTCAGGTCTATCCTTGACTTCCTTTATATGATGAACGTTCTCTACTCTATGATACTTACCTAGTCTTCTACACTCTTGGCATTCATAGTGATCTCGTTTCATCGCTTTCTCTCTAAGCCTGCGCCATTTAGGAGACTGATAGAACTTAACCAAACGATCTTCTCTTATCAACTGTAATAACCATCTATAGAATTCCTCGGTCATGTCCCATCTCCTTTCGCAATCTTATTTAATACTTAGCTATTCTTTTGCCATACAATGGAATAACTTCATTGCTTTCCTTCCGTTTATATGTATCGCTCTTTATTGGTCTTCTATACTTTCGTACTATCTCACCGTTACCGTTTTGCACAGTGATTACTTCATGCTTCTGTTCTAAGTATTGTGGTCTATACATCGTCGTGCCTCCTTTACGCAAAATAAAAAGACCACTCAAAGAGTGATCTACGAATTTTAAAAAATCTCATACTGAAATCTTATTTTTAATGTCTTTATATAAGTTCGAGCCTCGCAAAACATAAATATCTTGATAATATTCTTTGCCATTATATTCTAAGAATAAAAAGGAAAATTTCAATTTTTTACATTTTTTATATCTCTTTTCTAATTTCTTGCTGTTCTTTATGTTAGCTACCATTGCAGTAACTAAACTTTCATTTACAATTGGTATTTTTAGACCTTTTTCTAAGTATCCAATATTCTGGAATTCTTGATTAATAAGGTCTGTTGGATTGAGATAAGATATTTCGTGGTCCACATATTTTTCAATAAGCTTTTTAACTACAGGGTATTTGTAAATATATTTGTACCAATGCTTTCTGATAAAACGTTGGAAAATGTTATATTTACCTATAATCCCGCAAAACTTTATTGCGGTTTCAGATTTCCCTTCATTTAATAAAGTTATAGTAAACCCATATTTACCGACGACAGTAATATCTTTTTTGGTTATTCCTTCAGTTATTCTTGATACAATTTTAGAACTATTAGAATACCAGTAGTACTTTGATGTTTGTTGAATTGTAATCACTATCAAAATAATACCTACCCATTCGCCTAACGTACCATATCCATCAAATGTAAACCCAAGAAATTTAACTACGCCCACCATTTTCTATCACCTCAGAAATAATATTATCAAATAATCTTAGATAACTAAACAGGGGACTTGTAAATTTCAGATAATTACTCATTGACTTTTCCCATTCATCCTTTATTGCGTCTACCCTTTCCGCCACAGCGACAAATTGATATTGTGAAATTTTATACATAGCTTATAATTTTAATTATCAGCGAGTGGTCCGCTGAAATAAATTATAGGTGGTGAAAAATTTGTACTTTGTTATAAGAGAAGCAACTAATGGCCAATATTACTTCGTTATTAAGTCCAATAACAATGAAGTAGTAGCAACTAGCGAAACATACTTGACTAAATATTCCGCTGAACAAACCATTAATTCTATAAAAAACGGAATCACCAAAGACTCTCAAGTTATCGATATGACTAAATAAGACGACTAACTTCATTTGCTAGGGAGTTCATTTCAGCTGCTTTTTCTACCAAAGCAGTTGAGATACTTTCTAGCTTTTCTGATTTAACAGAATTAAATACTGGCGTCTTGATACTAATCGATACATCTTGACGAGAATCAGGACTCGTTGCTCTATTTTTTTGCACCACTGATCTGTACTTTTCTACTGAATGATACTCAATTACTTGTTCCAAATGTTTTTTGTACTCTTTACATACAGCTTCTTTTTGGATCAATTCTAAACGTTGTTGCTCAATAATATCAATCAACCGTTCCCGATCCATACCTTGATACTTTATTTGTTCGACTTCCATTCATTTCCCCTCCAATACATAAATTAATTAGCTAATTGTTGCTCATTGATCTGGAGAGCTATTTCTTCTTCTATAAGCTCAACGATCTTCCTTTTTGTCGAATTTAATTCGAACTTATGATCCATTAAAGTAAGCTTTATGTTCTTAATCTTTTCACCTTCGAATTCTTTGATAATATCTTCGATTCTTTGGTTTACTAAAATTGTTAGTTGATCAATTTTTTCGGAAGCGATCTTCATTTTATATACCCTCCAATACATAAATTAATAGACAGCAACGGATGATAGATAATAAGAACAATTTAGAAGGAGTTGAAATTCACATCCTTATTCTTAATATTTCCGCTGCTGCCTATCGAAGCTTAATTAAACGATGAGGGAGATTTCCTCCCTTACATTTTATTTTGTCGATCCTGTTTCCTAATCTTTCGACACTATCATAATACAACGTTGAATAGGTAAGTGATTGGTATAAAAAAGGTATAAAATGGAAACCAAATTGGTAATAAAAGGGTATAAAAAGTGTAAAAACTGGCTACTTGAAAGCAACCAGTTCTAACGATGAAGCAAATTGGATGATAATTCTGTTTGATTCTACTTTAACCGATTCTTCGCTAGTATTATTCCTTTGAGCAGTTACATAAATGGGCAGACCATTGATATAACGATCATAGAATATCTTCTTGCGCCTTTCAGTCACATCAGGCTTATGCGGATGCTGTATCGCTGAATAGCCTCGAACAAACAATTTATGCAGATACTCAAATTCTTCCTGTGCTTCTTCTTTATCGATCAGCATTCTTTCTGCTTCAAATATATGATCAGCTGTAGAAGGTGGAACCAAGGAATAAGATGCTGTCACTTTTGGTTCTCGAGGTTGCCCTACTCTACATCTAGCTGATAGATATGCTGAAAGAAACACAGCGACATTATGTTTTGTGCGTTCCATATCAACATCTTTCGCGCTTGGTGTCTCATATTTCTTTACATCGAAAAGTACCATCCTCTGATTCCCCCAATTATGATATAATACTTATGTCGGAAATATTATTCATAGTCGGAGGAATCCGACTTTTTTTATTTTGTACGTGAAATGAGTTCTCCTGATTTATACGCCTCAGCAAATTCAACCAAAGCTACTGCCTTCATTCTGTCTTTTTCTCTATCCCACGCTCTAAACTTCGGTATCATTCGCTGTCCTCCTCGTATTTTTCAATCAATTCCATTACTTTTTTCACTATTTCAAACTCAACCGCTTTTGATTCTTCGAAATCATGAACAATTTCTGGAAACAGTACATCATCAACTACCCACAAAATAATCTGGCGCTTTCCACCAAAATTTATGATTAGATGGTCCGATTCCACAGATAGTGTTGCTCCTGATTCGATATCATATAAATCCATGCTGAATTGAACGAGTTTTTTTATCATTTGCTGTCCTCCTCAAATACTCTTCTAATATTTCTTTATACTTCTCTACAAATTTGAAACGATCTTGATGAAGTTTCTTGCTCCAATTTGTTTGCCGATCCAGCTCACGCATCTGATCGAACCCTTTTTGAATTTCGTTGTAATAAAATTCAATGTTTGCTGCTGCTTTCCAATGCCTGCTACTTCGCACTCCTGCTCCTGTTTCAGCCATTTCTAACTTAACTAATTCAGCTCGTTCTTTTGATTTTTTATCTTTCTGAATCTTCATCATGATTTTCTTGAGGATGATGTCACTGTATTGTGTAATGAGATCCATTATCTCTCCTCCACATACCTAAACTGTCGTCCTTTTGAATCAATCCATAAGCTCCTAGCTCTATCCCAGATAATGTTTTTGCTTAATCCAGTAATTTCAGATAACTGTTCAGCAGTACCTGTTACTAAAATTCGGTCATCATGCCAGATTGCAATTTTTCTCGGCGTTCTCCGTTTGGGCTTTTCAGTCCACATTGATTTACCGAGCTTTTGGACTTCTGCAACTATTTCTTTGTCTTCTTGCCAAGATTCTGACTTGGTTAATTCAGCAATTCTTTTCATTGCTGCTTTCTTATCCACGCTCATTCCTCCAATCGATGGATTTCCCTTCTTAAATTCTCTATGTGCAAATCGATTGCCTTTCTCGCCGTTTCATTGACCATCACTGCCTTTGTTCGTTCCAGATCGTCAATCTCACGCTGAAGGCTTCGAATACGCATTTGAATCACTTCTTCTGTTGTCATGATGATTCCTCCACGTATCTAAACGTTCTCTTCTTAGCGTCTGTGTAGCCACACCTTGCTCTTTTCCTCACGATTTTCTCGTGCAAGCCTGTGAGACTTGCTAACTGTTCAGCTGTCCCTATCACTAGAAGTTTGTCACCGTGCCAAATTGCGATTTTTCGTGGTCTTGGCTTGTTGCTCTTGTCTGCCCACATCGCTCTTCCAAGCCTCATCACTTCTGAAGCAGCTTCTTTGTCATTTTGCCAATCTTCTGAATAAGTCAATTCGATAATTCGCTGCATTGCCGCTTTCTTATCCATCCCGACATTCTCCTTTCAGTAATTTGAGTACTTGATCAAGTGCGCTCTCACGTCCGCCATGGAACGTGTTGAGCCACTTGTCTTCGTACGATACACTTTGTCTTAAAGCTTCTTGATGCATTAGTTCAATCTGTGCTGTAAATGTCTTTAGGTCCATCTGATTACACCTGCTCAAGTTCATTAAGATGTTTTTGCAAGCCTTTAACACAATCAACAAATAGTAATTTGGTATATGCTAAATTTCTTAATTGTGTTGTATCGATATAAAGTGCGAAATAGTATCTGAGCTTACTCCAACTCGAACGATCATTCTTAATTCCTTCAATTCCAGCTTCTTCGAGTTGATCATATACGTCTCTCAGGACGTCTAATTCCTCGCCCTTTTTATAATTCGCTATTTCATTAATTAGTTCTAGATAATCGATCTTCATTTTTCCACCTCTTAGAATGGTGCTTTTGATTGTCTATTAGCTCGTTCTAGCGCTTTTTTCTTGAGATAGGCTTCTTGGTCGATTGCCCATTCAGGAAGCTTCTCTCGTCTTCCTGTGCGCTTGTATCCACTGCTTGCGTTCTTAGGTTCACTTTTTTCTTTCCTTGCCCAACTTCGAATAGTTGCCAAATAGTTTTTATAAGTCTTACCAGATGATTCACAATACTCTGACAGTCGTTCGATTCGCTCTTGGTAATCATTAGGGAATTCTGTTTTGAGTTTCTCCATCTGCTCATCTGACAAAAGAACATTTTTATACTCTCCGTATTTATGACGGACGGGCTTAGCCTTCGATTTTTTCGAAGGCGGTAACTCTCTTATATATTCTTTTGTATTATTAAATGTATTATTAATAGATGTATTATTATCTTTGACTTTTTCGTCAATAGGGGTATTGCGTTTTTCGTCAATAGGGTATTGATTAATTCGTAGGTACCTATTGATTATTTGATTGGTACCCTCTTTGTAAATGATTTCCCGATTCAAGTATCCAAACTTAATCAAATCACTTACCCATCGCGATATGGTCTCTTTATTCACACCATATAAATCTGCAAAGTACTCATTGCCTGCCCAACAAAAGCCTCTTTCATTACACAAGGCCGTTATCTCTCCGTATAACAACTTAGTATTTGGTTTAAGTCTTTTGTCGTACCTTACGTTGGCTGGTATAATCGCATAATAACTTCGATGTTCTGTCATTTTTACCCTCCAATATTTAACTTTTTGATTGTTTTCTGGTTTAATTTGATCCCTTTGATTTGATATTTATTTTTGAAATTAATCACACCTATTTTGTGCTTCTCTGTGTGATGGATTCTGCAGAGTGCTGCAAATGTGTACTCTGCATGATCAACTTCTTTGCGCTTTCGTCTTCCTAGCGCTTTGTCAAAGTGATCGATGTCAGCTCCTGTTTTGCCACAGATGCAGCAGACTCTTTTTGTGATGCATTTGTAGAAGTAATATTCTTGATTCGCAGGTAAAATCTCATAGCCTTCTTTGAAAGGAATATGATGTTCAAAGATGAAATCTAAGATGATATTTGCTAAGACATTGGCATCACTCACAGTTGTATTCGATTCGTCTTTCAGGCTTATTTTGCGCCCTGTGACACCTTCAAAACGAAAGTAGAAGAATTCCTTCCAGAAGTCCGTTGGCATGCCTGTATCGATAAAAATATCGCCTATCAGCGCATAGATGAAGTTTCGTTGCTGTACGGTGAAACGTCTAGGATCAATAAAACGAATTTCAATGACTCGATCACCATCGTAGCCGTCATACATCGTCTTTAGTCGATCAATGTTCACTTCCTCATTGATGGTTGCGCTTATGTCTTTTCCTTTGAACTTTTTCAGAACCGCTGAATATGAATCGATTAATGGTTTAAACACTCATATCACTTCTTATCTAATTCTTTTCTCTTAGCTGCTATTGCTCGCTCCATCAAGGCACATTGCTCATAGCTTAACTGTTCAATAGTTTCAACGTTATCAGCTAAGAGCCCTAATTTATCTGTCTGCTCATTAACATATTCGATTAAGGTTTTGGTCATATCTTTACCCATCTGCTCATTGAAAGCTTCTAGAATCGTCTCTAGCATGTTTAATTTCTTTGTATCGATTCTAGGTGGTGTTGGAATATCTTCCCCTTGAAATACATATAATCCCAGTCCGTGTAGAGCCAATGCTTTCACAAAGCATCGCTTCAATGAGTTATTGATTTGCATTGCATTTGGTTTAACAACTGGTTGGTTTCGATAATCTAAAACAGGAAATAATTCGGTTTCCGTGTGTCCTTTAACCGTTACTGAGACAGATACATAAGTCCCAGTTTCATCCATAAGAAAAGGTTTATATTCCTCAACAAGAAAGTCTTGATGAGTTCCAGAAACAACCCTGTAGTGTTTGTACTCATTAATAGTTACCGTTGCCTGTGGATCATTCTTTTTCATAATCTCCCACGCGTGAGCCCAAGATAAATAATCAAAATTTCCTTTTTTCTTGAGAATTTTATTTAACTTACGACTAAAAAGTTTTTCAAAGTTCGTTGTCCCTTTGATTTCACTCATCAAATTCTGCCTCCATTTCAGCAATGTATTTCTTACCTGGTCCGTAATAAGAGATATCAATCAAGTTATCTCTGTCGTACTCTTCTAGCGCATCAATCAAGCCATCTTCGATGACGTAAATATATTCAGGTTTATTCGAATGCTTCGATAGATGGATAAGATAAACATGATCCCAAATAGTTACATGGTTGCCTAAATCATCTTGATCCCAAGCTAGTTCTTCATTCGTCAAAAGATTTCGTCTGATTTTTCGACCACTTGTTTCCTCAATTTTCGGCTTGCCCCAATCAGGATCAATCAAATATTGATCTAGAGTGGAAAGTTCTTTTTCCATATGCTAAAATCTCCTTATGATGTGTTTTCTTTGTGACTCTTTGCTTGCCGGCGGAGTCACTTTTTTATTTGTTGCCATGCTTTTTGCTTGTCAATATGTTGTTGGCTTAGGATGATTGGTTTATAGTATTTCCACCAGCAATTAGCAATTGCCGTCCCTATTCTTAGCGCTTCAGCTCTATTCATTGTCATCACCAAAAAGTCTCTGTTGTCTGTTCAGTTGATCAATTTCCATACGGATCGCAGTTTCTGGCAACCACATTTCAATAAATGAAACAGCATCATCGAATCTCTTACGAGGTAACTCGCCATATCTTGGGATTGAAAAGGTACGTTTAAATTCAGACCAAAATTTTGAGAATACTTTTTTGCTGATTTCTTCATAAGCTCGGCTTTCTTTTCCCCCTAGAACTCCCATAACTTTCATATTTCCTTTTTGCTTAATTTCAAACTCTTGTTGTCCGCTAATTCGCATAGTATCTTTAAGCATGGAAACATCTTTTTTAACATCTTTCATTTCTTCTAATTGATAGATCATCATATCTTCAATTGTTTGAGGAACAGTATTCTTGCGAATAACATCTTCCATTTCGTTGAATGCTTCAATGTATTTTTGTTTGAAGTAGATAGCTTTCTTTCCTGTAAACCCCATAGCCAGCAAGAAAAATCCATCTCTACTAATGAAGAAAACTCGTCGATTTCTGCCATATGAATCTGGTTCATTACCTTCTACAAACATCTGTCCAAAATTGGACACATCTTTTTTTAGTGCATCAATATCTCTTAAAACATGTTGATGTTTTTTCTCGAAGCTTTCTGCCACTTGTAAGCTCGTAGTCACAGCTTCTTTATTTTTCAAAATTACTAATTCTTGCATTATTTCTTCTCTCCTTTTTGGTATAATTTAGTTAAAAACTGGTGGTGTTTATTTTGAATTTTTTTCACTTAACAATTTTTCAATGGATGTCAATAATAAGTTTTATATTGAGTACGTTTTTAACAGGGATAAAAATAAAAGGAATGCGCCCTCAACTAGAAGTTGAACTTAATGCTTCTTACTTCGCTGCAGATATGATTTATACAAAAGTAATCATTTCTAACTATTCAACAGAACCAGCTATGTTAGTTAATTTAGAACTTTCATCCGCTAACTTAAACCGCAGATGGTCAGCTACTCCATTTAAGAAATTAATTGCTAAAGGAGGATCAGTCGATGATAATAGAATATACTCTGAAGCTGTACCGCTAAATATTCCTCCTAAAAGTGCTATATCTTGTTACCTTGCATTTGAAGTAGGGAAAATTAATTTTAATAAACTCCTTAATCACCAAACAAAAATGATATTTACTCTAAATAGAACCCAAATCCACAAAATTGTTGATATCAAAAATACAAACTTCCCAATAGAGAAATTAGTGAAAGAATTAAACTGAGTAATAGTAATATACATTCTAGTTTCTCTTTTCTATTCATTTTTAGTCAGCCCCCTCGGTTGGCTTTTTCGCTCTGTACTCAGCTTCAGCTTCATCAAGCCCCATAAAAATCCAAACCATGTAAACAATCGTTCCTATCAACGCTTGCCTGCTTCCCCAAAGTCCTAAAGCGTAGATGATTAGCGGTGCGCTGAACACTAGCGCTCTATTAAATTTTCCCATCCGCTTGCCTCCTTAAGATTTCCGAAAAATTTGTTTCTAAAAATTCAAGTGTTTTACTTCTTAAAAATAGATATGTGTCTCTTCCTTCAACTGGATAATAGACAAATCCATTTTTGTTTTTCTCGATATCGATAATATTTCTATATCTTGGGTTCTTTAAAACTCTAGAAGTAAACCAATCATATTTTCTGTTAATCCGTTCTAGCACTTCTGGCAACGTCATCCATCTACCAGTATCATCAGCTTTTTTTAACTCCTCATAATCCACTTGGGAGATAATTACATAGCCTTCTGGAATTGGGATTTTTGCTTCTAGATATTGCATTAGCTGTTCCTCCCTTTACAATTCGTACATAGTGATAATCGAATCTATAATTCTGTTTGCTTCTGCAGAAGTCTTTTTACCGTTTAAAATTAAAGATAAGTAGCTTTTGCTAATTCCAAATCTTTCAGCAAGCATGGTGTAAGTTAAGAACTTTGAACTTTCGACATATTCTTTGATTTTTTCTCTATCTCGTTGAGTGATTTCTGCAATGTCAGTCATACTAAAACTCCTTTCTAACCAATTTCCTCTAAATCCATTTGAGGGTAATATCCTTCTTTTTTTAGTAATTCGTAGATAAATAGACGCCCTTTCTGTGTCCATTTGGTATTCATTACAATTTTAGTGCCACCATCGGCTTTCGGGATCTCAGTTGTATGAGATTTTGTGTATCCTTGGTTCATGTGTTTTTTGCACAATAACCATTGGTTACCGACTTTTTTCTGAATACCTAGTTTATGAAGTAATTTATTCATCTGTTGTGGAGACATCCCATAATCTGCTGCAATCTGACTAATTGTTACTGAATCTGTAGAAGATAATATGCTATCTAAATAGGAGATTTTAGGTTCGTACTCTGCAATCTTTTGTTCTGCGATTAATCTTCCAGTTCTTTCTTCTTTTAGTTGAGTTGCTAATTGAATGATTGTATCTGGATTAAGCAAAGCTTCTTCTACTTTTTCTGGAGTTAGATAACCTCCATGTTTTCTAATTGCTGGCAACACTTCACTTGTTACCCAACGTTTAAATTTTTTGGCAGAGGGAAGTTTTGATTTTAAGATTAAACTGTACAAACCAGATTCGTTGATGATTGTCATCTCTCTTGATTGACCTGAGGTCGTGATTCGCGACCCCATCTTATCTTCCAAATCTACATGCCGCGACAAAGCATCTTTAGTGTTTGAATAACCCAAAACACTCGCAACGTCTTTGCCTACAAAATATGGTTCATCATTTACTAAAATTGTCCGAACTTCGTTTTGTTCGAAATTAAAAATTTGCGGTGTGTTCATATTTCTCATTCCTTTCTTTTATATTCGTAAACAAATTTAACAACTTTTTTCTAAATTCAATTGACAGTATCTGAGTAATACTCTATACTAAGAGCATAATTAAATAAGACATAAAAACATTGATTTTAAAGCTTTCTTGGCGGTCTGCATTTACATATCAATAGTGTTTTTTGTTGTCTTTTTAGTTGTTAAATCTGTTTACAAGATATAGTATAGCTCATTACTCAGAATTAGTCAAATTATTTCTGCGTATTTTTCTAAACTTTTTTTGTAAACATTTAGAAAGGTTGTTTTATCGATGAATACCTATGAAATAATAAAAGACTTGGCGAAGAGGAAAAAGATATCTATACGGCAGTTAGAAATTAATTTTGGATATTCTAACGGTTATCTAGCAAAGTGGAAAAATAATACTCCTAATTCAGATGAATTAAGTCGGATTGCTGACTATTTCGATGTCTCTGTAGACTACCTTCTAGGTAGAGAAGAAAGAGAAACCCCTAAACATGTGGATTTATCAGAAGACGATACTGTTTTTTCTTTTGATGGAAAAGAAATATCTAAGGAGACAATGCGTAAAGCGATTGCAATTGCTAAAGCTTTAGAGGAAAATGAATAGTTGGAGTGATGGTTTGTATGTATTTGAAATTGAAAGAAATGTTGAGCGAATACAATTTGAAAGTAGTTTATATGGAGATGAAAGAGCCTGGTTTCTACTATCCAAAACCCAGAATCATTTTTTTGAATGAAAATCTATACGGTGAAACTGCAGAAGCCTTTCATTTATCTCATGAACTTGCACATTTCAGCGCCTCTCATTTTGAATTTTCAGTTTTGTACGATACTTCTACAACTTTTCACTCAAAATTTGAAACAGAAGCAGATAAAATAGCTATTCTAATTTTATTAAATATCTATATTGAGAACGAACTGACTGATAAATCTCAGTTTAATCTCGAAAAATTTATGGAGTATTATTCTATTCAGAATAAGCTCAGATACACTTGTTATGCTGTCTGCCAATGCTATTTTAAGAAAAAATATTCTTACGCAAGGCAATATGTATGAATACATCAAGAATTATTAAAAAAACCGATTTCAGCAAAACATTAAAAAAGCCCGTGCTGCAACACGGGCTCTTTCCTCATATATGAGCTTCTACAAAAAAAATCATATCACAGAAATGAGGAAGAAAAAATGGAAAAAGAGATTTTAATAAAATCTCCAGGAAAAACCTTGATTAAAGTAACTGATGATTCTATTTCAATTATTAGAAAAGGATTTATAAATTTAGTTAATCAAGGTATTAAAGGAGAAAAAACTATCCCCTTTAAAAATATATCAGCCGTACAATTAAAAAAACCAGGTATGAGTAATGGTTATATACAATTTACCTTGCTAGGCGGAAACGAAAGTCGCGGAGGTATATTAGCGGCCACGAAAGATGAAAACACCGTTATGTTTACAAAAAAATATTGGAATGAAATGGAAAATTTAAAAAAATATATAGAGAAGCAACAATCTATATTAGATAATAATTCCAAAGAAACACAAATTTCAAGTGCAGATGAAATTAAAAAGTATAAAGAGTTGTTAGATGAAGGGATTATTAATCAAGAAGAATTCGATTTTAAGAAAAAAGAATTGCTTGGTTTATAATATTCAATATCAAAAGAGAAAGAGGATCTATTAATGGACGGTATATTTGGTTTTACTGGTATTGTTTTATTTATTATAGGTTTAATCATGTTAATTGTAAGATTTATCAAAAAAACAAATAAGAAAACACCTATGATTCTCCTTATTATCGGGATTATTTTTACTACCGTAGGTTTCTCGCTTTCCTCATCAAACGAGGCAAATGACAATAACAAACAGGAAAGCTCATCATCTGATACTCAAACTACTACATCTAACAGCAGCAATAAAAGCCTAACTCAATTTGAAGAATTTTTAGAGACAAATAATCATGACTGGGGTGCTTTCTTAGATAGTTATTATTCTATTACTCCAGCTACTGAGCAAAATACAGCTTTTACTAAATATATTAGTGGTAAAACATATACTTTTGAAGGAACTGTTATCGAATCAATGACTACTAGAATAGCCATTATAGCAGACAAAGAGTACGATGATAAAAGTTGGAATGATATTTCTGCAACACCTAAAGTTTCATATGTAATTTTTGCGAAGGACTTAAACAATGCTGATACCTTTACAAAGGGCGATAAAGTAACTTTTACAGGAGAAATTAGTTCAAGAGGATCGAACATAGAAAAATCCTATGCTCAATGGGATATGATTAATAGTAAAGTAAGTAAAAAATAAATGAACCACGCCCCACTAAGAGTTAGATTGTGCACAATAATAAAACCTATACAAAAGAGTGCCATCAGGAGTCACAATGCTTGTAAAGGAAATGACAAAATAGGAGGTAACTATGGATAATAGCAATGAAAAACTAACCAAAAAAGAATATCTTGAATTAATAGTTGAAGGCGGTATTGGAGCAATTCCTTATATTGGTGGCGTTGTGCAGTCACTTTATTTTGGGTCTAAAAACGAGAAGCGTTTCAAACGCATCGAGAAATTCTACAAAAATTTAAACGAATCATTAGAAAACATTCGCGATCAAATTCCAGAAGATGTTTTCAACTTAGAGAACAAGGACCAACTCATTGGAATATTCGAAGGGATAAATGACGAGGTAGAAAAATCAAAGGCACAAAATAAAATAGATATGTATAAAAATCTTTATAAGAATTGTTTACTTCGAATTAACAACGCTTCATGGGATAACGAGGAGTATTATCTTCTTGTACTGAATCAATTAACATCGATTGAGATTCAATTGTTAGCATGCTTAATGAGTCGTGGAAACGAAAATTTCACTGGAAATATCAGCATGTCTGGCTATTCACAAGAGCTAATAGATGGTAGCTTAAATAGATTATCTGATTTTGGTCTGTTAGAAAAAACGATTAGCTCCATAGTATTAGGTGATGTCGGCAAACAAAATATGGGCTACAAAATATCTCATTTAGGAATTCAATTTATTAACTCAACTCTTACTTAAGTTTTCTTTCTAATATGACATCTAGACCTATCAGCAATGCAACAATAAAAAACCAGACATACCAATAATCAACAAATAATCTAAACTCTGGAAGTTCAGTTATTCTTTTAAAAATCACTTTAATCATAATAAACACCTCTGATTGGATGATCTAATACACATCCAATTATACCATTAAAACGACAAATAGCACATCCTTGCGCCGGCAAGCAAAAAGGATGTGCAAAAAATAATAAAACCCAAACAATGGGCTTCTTTATAGTTCCTATTGTATCAGAGAAAGAGAGCTGATTCAATTATGGCAAGATTAGTCAAACGTGGAAATAGTTGGCAATACGAAATTTCATACAAAAAAGATGACGGAAAATACACGAAGATAAGAAAATCAGGATTTAAGACAAAAGGAGAAGCAAAAGATGCCGCCAACGAATTAGAATATAACTTGAACAAAGGCCTTAAAGGGGATCGCAAAAATCTATTATTATCAGATTACTTTGAGGATTGGATGCAACTTTATAAAGAAGGAACAGTATCTCCTATCACTTATAGAAAATACGAAGATACGTTAATGAACATAAAGAAATATATGCCAGCGGTATTGATTTCTGATTTAGATAGAGTGGGATATCAACGCTTTTTAAATAAGTATGCTAAAGACCATGTAAAATCTACCGTTATTAAGTTTAATAACCATATTAGAGCGTCGTTGAAAGATGCCGTAGAAGAAGGATTAATTCCGTTTGATCCAACTAGAAAAGCAGTAATCAAAGGAAAAGATTCATTGAAGCCAAAAGAAGATAAATATTTAGATTATGATCAATTTAAATCTTTAATGAAACTCGTAGAAGAAAACCTTTCTGCGCAGTACTCTTCTCCTATGCTCGTGTTAGTTGCTGGTGCCACTGGAATGCGATTTGCTGAACTTCTAGGATTAACATGGGAAGATATCGATTTCGAAGATCAAATCATCACTATTAATAAAACATGGAATTATAAATTAAATGAATGGGGAAAAACAAAAAACGAAACTTCAAATAGGAAAATTTCCATTGATAAACATACGATTGATCTCTTAAAAAAGTTTAAAATCAATCAAAAAGAATTATTCGAGAATTTTGAAATCAAAAACCCTCATAATTTTGTTTTTTTCAACTTAAAAAATGGATTAGTTTCATCAAACGCCGTCAGCAAATATTTGCGCAAAAAATTAAAAGAATTAGGGATTGAAAAGCAATTTACTTTGCATGGACTAAGGC